CACTCACACTGCTCGTGCTGGTTCCCCCGCCGTCCGTCGCACCCAGGGTCTCCTGAAGGGTCGCGCTTCCCGCGCCGCTGGTGCTCAAGAGAACGATCGCGCCATCAGCGAACTCGCGGCGGGCGCTGATGCGTACCGTAACGCCCTTCAGCAGGCCCTCGGCTCACCGCCCCAGGTTCGCCGGGCCTACGCCAAGTCCCTGTACGGCTCGCCGAAGGATCTCGCCCGCGGCCAGCGCCGGATCCCCTCGCCCAAGGGCCGGCAACTGAGCCCCGCCGCCCTCCTCCCGTTGATTGCCGCCAAGTTCCCCGTCACGAACCTTGCGTCGTGCGCGGCCGATCTCCACCGCGCCAAGCAGGTTCGCCGGGCCTACGCCAAGTCCCTGTACGGCCCCATTACTGAGCGGGCGGCCGCCGCCCGCGAGGCGGGTGGTGCCCGCCTCGCGGCGTGGCGCCGCGAGAACCCGGTGTCCCGGAAGGCTCCGAAGGCTCCGCGCGCCCCCAGCGCGTCGATCGCCAACCTCATGGCTCTCGATCGCGCCCGTTCGGCCGCCGGGTACGGTTTTAACGAGTGAGTATGAGCGTTGCTCGCCAAATCGCCATCATCACGAATGCGTGTAGCGGTTATCCATTGATTTTATAAATTTTTTTGATACAACTGCCGCTGCCTACGAATTTCGTCACGAATGTCCTGATCGGGCGGCACAAAGTCGCTCGGCTTCTGCCACTTTCCACAGGGGAGGAGGTGTCCATCTCCGCTGAACTTTCTCATATTCGCCTCGTGCACAATATCCCAAATCGGAACCATGTTGAGGTTAAAACGAGCCAGACTGGCGATAAGAACCATCATCATAGAAATACAAATGGCCAGTTCGTGATCGTCATCATTGGTAATGAGAAGTGTCGAATAATACGAAGCCAGATTTTTGTCGGTTAGGTTGATACAAATCTTATGCGTCAGGGGACCGCCGCTGCGAGCCAAGGCGCTAGAGATGTAATAAATCCCGTCAATCATTGCATCGATACGCTCGGCGTCATCTTTGGCCTCGAGTAGTTCCTGCATCTCGCTCTTAACCATTGACACGACAAACTCCATGTCGAATTTCTGCGTCTTGCCAGTACATTCGACTACGCGATTGTAAAAGTCGTACCCATCCTTAAGGATATCCATGATTTGTGTGCGCACTCACGCCAATCTTGAACCGTCGGGGTTACACTCCACGCCGCATCTGTACCATTTAAGGTCTGCATAACTATCAACCGCCGGTCCGTTGATACGGTGACGGATGCCAGTATCGTACCATAGGTATCTGTGTAATATTCCAAAGTCACACTCCCATTCGACGGCAGGTTTGTCGTTGTCACGATGACGCGATCCATTACGATACCATTCGCGAGTATCGTCCCCGTGTATAATTGCGGGTTCATCGTTTACCGAATGTATAACACCGAGTACTCTGCATGTGCGACGACCTTCGGAAGTATGATACGTCGCAAATGCCGCCTCGACTTCACTAGGGACGCCGTATGTATTTTCGAGATTATACACGAGTTGGTGGAGGATTACGTCCAATTCTGGGATATGCAAGTTGAAGATTGACGACACATTCATGCACGGCATTTTTTGAATCAACAAAGAGAATTAATTTTAGTGCGTTCAAACCGCCGTCTGCCCTCGTCGGTCGACTCGGTGATTTTAAGAAAATGTATAATTTTGTAAAAGATAATGTCGTCCGGCTGTGTTGGTGCTTCGACTGGAGGTACTCTTACTCAACTTATCGCCCTCGGCGCTGCCGATGTGTATCTGACCCAGAACCCTTCGATCACCTTTTTCAGGTTCCGGTACAACAAGTACACGAACTTCGCTATGGAGGCGATTGAGCAGCCGTTCAACACGCAGGTGGCGTTCGGTTCGGACGTCATGGTGACTCTCAATCGTACTGGCGATCTTCTCTATTTCCAGTACGTGGTCATTGACCTCCCGGGTATCACCTCGTGCACCCCCACCACCTCGACGTGCGGCATTGGCGGCAACCAGTTCCCGTGCTGCTCCAGTTGCGACCCGTGCGCCGACGGCCCCGCCCCCGAGACCCCGTGCGGCGTCACTTCTTCGTCGGTCCAGGAGGACGACGTTGACGTGATTGACACGTGCACCGGCCTCGACACCCCGTGGGCCCACTGGACCAACGCCATCGGTCAGTTCCTGATCAAGCGCGCGTGCCTCGTGATCGGCGGCCAGATTGTGGACAACCTCTACAACGACTACCTCTTCATGTGGGAGGAACTCAGCGGGCAGCCCGGTAAGCGCCTGCACGAGATGATTGGTAAGCGGTATACCCGCGCGCAGTTGGTTGCTGACTCGTCGCGCGACCGCCGCCTCTACGTGCCGCTGCCGTGGTGGTTCACCCAGACCTCGGGTAACGCGCTCCCGCTCGTGTCGCTCCAGTTCCACGGCGTGCAGGTGAGTGTGTGTTTCGAGGAACTCCGCCGCTGCGTCCAGGTGTCTAGTTGCGACACCACCGTCATCAAGACGCGCGACTGCAGCCCGCTCTCGAACAACGACCTCGCCGCCCGCCTCGACACGGTGTACGTCTACCTCGACATTGAGGAGCGCGACCGTTTCGCGACCGGCTCGTTCGAGCAACTGATCAGCCAGGTCCAGAACTACGTGATCACCACCAAGTCGTGCCAGGTGCGCATGAACCTGAACTTCAACCACCCGATCATTGAGATGATCTGGGCGGTGCGCAGGAAGTGCCAGGAGAATTGCAACAACCACTTTAACTACGCCGGTAAGTGGGGCCGCGACCCGGTCAAGTACGTGCACCTCCGCCTGAACAACTTGGCCCGCTTCTCGGGCCGCGAGGGTCGCTACTTCCGCCTTGTGCAGCCGTGGCAGTTCCACACTAACATCCCCGACTCGTTCACGTACTGCTTCTCGTTCGCCCTCCACCCGGAGGACGCCCAGCCGTCGGGCAGCGCAAACTTCTCGCGCATTGACAACGTCGAGTTCGTGCTTGACCTCCAGGACGCGCTCTCCGAGGAGGAGGTCACCGTGCTCGTCTTTGCACGCAACTGGAACGTTTACCGGTTCAGGGAGGGTCTTGGCGGTGTTGCATTCTCCAACTAGGCAACTTATTTTGTTGCGTGGTCGAGGCCACCTTATTTGTCTGGTAATAAAACACACAGACCCAACACGTTATCGTCCTTTGGCCTACGAGGCATTTGTACTGCGACTCGGAGATCTTTCCAGAACTGGCGAATGAAAATCGAGACGCCTTGTATCGCTCCCGACGAGGCATCGGATAATACCAACCGACTCCCCACAGCGGTTGAATCTGGCCTCACTACGTAAACAGACGTCTCACCCCATTATAACAAAATAAATGGTCTCCACAAAATGTCATGGTCGATTGAAAAGAAAAGCAAATTAACCCCCAAACCGCAGGTGAACGCTGCCCCAACCCTCGTGCGCAGCGTTCGAGAGGGGGTTGCGTCGCGCAAGTTTGACGACGAGGCGTGTGACAAAGTCGAGGAAGACATCAAGGAGTGTCGGGATCAAATCTCAAAGTGTGTGGGGCGCGTCGACATACGCAAAAAACGGGACCTCGAAGAAGAACTACAAAAGATGGAGGATAAGTTGAAACACATGCGCGACAACACACAACTTGACAATTATGAGAATTCGGTGCGACCGTTCCTACAGGCTTACCAGAGGGAACGTGAAATAGGTGAAATTGAAAAAATCACCGGGAAGGATCTGTTTGCACCGCCACCCCCAACAACCGCGAAACCTTCAAAAAAGACCCCACGAGTCGAACTGGGGAATTTCATATGCACAGACGGCCGCGTCACCAAACGCTCCAAAGTTGCAGTCGTATCGGAAGAAATCGCGGCTGATATGCTCAAAACGGTCGATGATGCCGCACCGACCGTGCAGATCATTCAAGACGACGTATGCGAGGACTGTGGGAAAACCATGTTTATAGTTCAACAGTACAACCTACTGTCGTGCACATGCGGGGCTTCACGGACGTACTTTGACACGTCGGCCGCCTCGGTCGGGTATGGCGAGGACGTTGAGTACACGTGCTTCTCGTATCAACGCGTCAACCACTTCAACGAGTGGCTCACCAATTTCCAGGCCAAAGAAACGACACGTGTGCCTGACGAAATCATTTGTAGCGTTAAGGAAGAGATGAAGAAGACGCGGGTGAAATTGAAGACGTCCACCATGAAAAACGTCCTTACGGTCCTGCAGCGCCTCAAACTACGGACGTACTACGGGCGTCTCACGCAGATTTGGTGCAGAGTGTCGGGAAATGCGCCGCCGAGGATGAGTGCCGAACAGGAGGAGAAGTGTCGACTTATGTTCAAGGCGATCCAGATTCCATTTGAACGACACAAGCCGCCAACCAGACGGAACTTTTTGTCGTACCCCTATTGTCTGTACAAATTTACCGAACTGCTCGGGTATTTTGACTACCTCAAGTATTTCACGCTACTGAAGGGTGCAGACAAACTCGACGCACAAGACAACATCTTTCACAAAATATGTGACGACATGCAGTGGGAATTTAGAAAATCGCGTTAGAAACCAAAATATATTTTATCGCCCAATAAAAATGATCATCCCCAATTCACCGCCATCCAGTTGCCTCCCGGTGGACTTTCAGCAGAGGGTGGATGCAAAGTACGCAGCGCCCGTCTGTGATATTATTGTCGACACGGATGAGACCGTCACGATAAGCGGTGACACAGATGAGACCGTCGCGTTCTGTAGTGACACAGATAAGATCGTCACGATCGGTGGTGACTCCCCGGGGACAAACGATTTGGAGGGTCTCACTCTTAAGAAACTCAAGGCACTTTGCAAAAAGACCGGACTCGTCCAGACCGGATCACGCGCAGAACTTCTCGAACGCCTCCGCGAACATGGCGCCCAATCGGGAGTGGACCTATGATGATGACGAGGTGAACCCCTTCTTGCAGTGGCCCGGCAAGGAAAAGGGACTTCCCCCGCGCGGCACGCACAACTGGTCGCACGCCTTCAGCGTGACGTCGTCCGACGGAAAGATCAGGCGCCAGGTCGCGTACGTCTCCGAGACCACCGACGGATACGTTTTGTACTGTGGTCCGGTCCCCCTCTTCGAGCGCCGCAAGTCGGACGAGTACGTTTGCTTCGATTCCCGCAGTGGCGAGGTTTTTCCCGAGCCGTCGTACCACACGCCCACGCCGAGTGACGTTAGCAAGGTCGTGGCATTCGCCACCAAGATGCACGCCGCGTCGCGCTCGAAGTCCAAGATTGCGTCGGTCAACTACGGGGGGACGACCGACATTGTCCATCACACTGCTTGAACGATCGACACAGATCATATATGTACTGCAATAAATGTATGGGGTTATCGCCCATAATACATCAACGACATATCCCATACTAATCACATCAAAGACCTACCTGTGGTCGTTGTACAACACGTGTGTACTAAACATGCTGTTTAGACTATATATCGGAGGTCCCAGTTTTGCGGGATATGGGTTTTGGGAGGGTCAACAAAATAATGAAATATGCGCCCAGATGACACGCAGTTCCTCGTCATTTTGGGATAACAATCACAGCGAGTGCGACGCGATCATCTTTCGTCGATTCTACTCGTGGGTCATCCTTTTCGAAAGTTCAGTCATGTTCTTTTTTATGATCGCCGTTATCTTACGCGCGATCCGAAGATTTTTCTAAGCGATGATAATAAATCCATGCAACTCATTTACACGCGGGAGACCGGCAATAAGGGGTTTGTCCCGTGCTCGAGCACCTATCAGCGCCAAATCATTCGGGCCATGGAACTCGGCGAATTTCAAACCGTTGAAGACATGTTCAGACAGGCGCACCGCGCAGTCTGGAGAAAAAGACTCAACGACGAGGCGTACGATCATGTCGTCAGCAGTAGGAGGGGACAGACCATCACCTCTGTGGAGTACGAACGTCTCGACCAACTAGCCGGGAATCAAATCACCCCGCGGGATGTCCGCCAACAGTGCGGCGACCGAGACCCAAATAACGGGTCATTCAGGTCGGCCAGACTCTACTTTGGACCCCAAAATGGGGTTATGTTTGAAGCATTCAAAAAGATAGCACGCCTCCAGAAAGAATCCTATGCAAACGCCGAAACAGACGGATGGAAGGTCAATGAACATAAAGGGCCGGGTGTTTATGCACCAAGTCCGTTTAGTCAACACTACGACGAGGAGGCAGGGTATTGGAAACCAGACAATATTACACAGCGAGCAGGTCTTAGCGGAGGGGCATGCATCGCGTCGGCAGAATGCCCCATTGATCACTCGTGCGAAAATGGGGTTTGTGTTCTCGATTCGGATAAGAGGACGTGTCCAGCATTTCAATACTACGTTAACGTCCCAGGCCAAGGCGTTGTCCATAATCTTTCCGCACGACGGATGCGTAAAATACGCAAGTACAGCACCTATCAAAAAAAATTCTTTGACACGTGTGCTGCCGATTACGGCGAGGCGTCTGGAAAATGGATCCCTGCAGAACTCAAAACATATCTGGGGATTGATTTTAATGTGGTAGAAATTGGTGCGGAAGAGTGGAATAACAACGTAGAACGACTAAGGGTAAAAATACATCGCGACCCGAGTACCAATGCACCCTTCTACGTTGCTGCCAGTAACGGCGAGAACATGCGTTTTTACCGCAAGAACAGTGCGTTTACACCACAACTGGATATTTCTCCATATGTTGATGGGCAGGTCCCGAATATCATTCAGGTCGATGCGGATGACGACGATTTTCCAGATCTCCCCGAACCAATCCCCGAAAAACGACGGCTCGAGGGCGATGATGTCGAACAAGGTGCCCAGAAACGCAGCCGCGGTTAGAATAAACATCGACGGCGTTTCGGTTTCGGCATGATTAGGATCGGACGGCAGGGTATATCGAAACTATTTATACCTTCGATCGGGATATAATCAGTCACGTGCGTAGCGAACTTAGTTAGACTAATTTGTCGCTCCACTCCGTTTTGATGGCGAACCACGAGCGCTAATGCACTAATAACACCTGTTTTGTGATTAACCGCCACCGATGCACCGACGACCTTCGTAATGGTATCGTCGTAGCGCTGACTAACCCACTGTTCTGCATTTTCGACGTTCTTGAATGCAGTCACTTGAACCACGTATTCGTCTTTAATGTGTCGCATCAAAGTTGGTCCAGCGATACTTCTCACGTGTGTTGTAACATTCGATAACCCATATACATATGCAGTTTCGTATATGTGGTTCATCTCTTATAATAATTTCTTATTAAAAAACAGCATGTCCACTGGGTCGATTTACGGATCGTTTTTCGATAATGCCAGCATGGTTGCTCAGAGGCATTCGACACACGTCATGTCAGACGCTTCTGCGGAGGTTCGGGGAGGCTACCCCGTAAGTTCGTACCTCCCCATCGCCGTCGCCGTCGCGACTGAGATGGTGGCGTGCGGCCAAATCCAAGGGAGAAAACTTGAATCAAATCCGTTCTATTCCAAGTAGGCGTGCGTTCAAAACTTACAAATAAATACACGCATAACCTATCACAGCAATGGACACGCGAAAGGAGGAGAATCCGTGGGTTTTATGGCAGACATACATCGAGAATCAATTCCGTAACCAGGCTGAGCGTCAGCACCAACTCGACCGACGCGAAGAAAATCTGAATCGATGGGCAACCGATTTGCAGGAGCGTGAGAGACAATTGTCCGAAGAACTTTTTAGGCACGTGCGTGGTCGTAATAACAATTATCGACAGCCCCATCAGCAG